GATGGTGTGCAACTGCGTATGGAAATTAGAAATGATGGTGTTATAGCTTCTAAAAAAGGCATAATATTTGATGGTACTGCTCTTGGCTCTGGGCAAACAGGGGTAGCTTCAAGTGGTACTGGTGGTGATTTAAGAATATACACTAATGGCACAGAGTCTTGGAATTTTAACAATAATGGTATATTAACTGGTAAAAATCAAGCAAATGGTAAGGCACATCCTATTAAATTTGCAGGAACTGCTACATACGCCAATGGTGCTTCAACTGTTCATACATTAGCTGCTTCTTCTAATTTTGTTATGATTACAAATCACACTAATGATTGTGGTGTACTTGCTCATATGGATTATGAACACGCTACAGTTACTTTTCTTGCAAATCCAGCAGGTAGTGATACAACTGGTTTTAATAATGCAGCTTCTGGTAATACAATTAGAGTATATAAAAGTGCAGGTAGTTTTAGTTTTACAATTAAAAATGATTCTACTGCAACCAAATCTATTGGAGTTGGAATAATAGGAATGCACGAAAGTTAAATAATAAGGAAATAAAATGGCATTAGAATACAAAGTAAAAGATTGTGCAGTCATCACAGATGATGATGGTGCAAAGAAAAAGCGTGTTGGCTTTACAATTTATGATAATGAAACAGAGCAAACGTATGTATGCAATAAAGATATGAATCTTGTTGATGGCAAAACAGATGAAGCGTATTTAAAGGAATATGCAGACTCCATAAAATCAGACATAGAAGAGTGGCAAAATCAATATACTAATATTGGTAAATCTTTTGACGTTTCTTCTGGAGAATTTTCAAAGTAAATGCGTAAAAAACTCAACCAATTTGCTGACGCAAGTAAAATACTAAACGCTATGGTAGTGCTTGGTTTTGCAATAGCATTTATGGTAAGCATCTTTAGTTGTCAAGACTATTACATAGGCAAGACACGAGAAGAACTATCGCAAGAAATGTTTGAGTTAGATAGCTTAATGAGAAAAGTAATTTGGAAAGCAGATAGCTTGGGTATATATAATGAACTTTATATAGATGCTCAAAGAATTAACAATGGTAGTAACTAATGATTGAATTTATTGTAGGTCTTTTCTTTGGATACATTATTAGTGGAGATGTGGGAGAACCTGTACCTTCACAGATAATTACATATACTGATAGTACACAAGTAGTTAAAGTATATAGGTCTGATTTTCAAGGATACAGATATTACCCTAATTCATTAGCTATCGGTTGGAATACAAACGATTATAGGTATTGGCAAACAGACCAGTTTATTAAACCTATATATAAAAAAGAAATAATTGTTAATAAAAAACCCAAACCTAAACCAGTAGAAAGAAAAGAATGACTAAGCCAATAGGACAAGACTCAAGTCTTAACATCAGTTTGCCTATGCTTTTCCAAGCAGTAGCAGTAATTGGTGCAATGGTCTGGGGATATGGTGAGTTAAATGGTCGAATATCGTTTCTTGAATACCAAGTAAAAATAAACGAAGAACATATTACAGCTATTGAAGAAGATGCAAAAGCTAGTCAAAATGCTGAAATTCCTGCTGACATAAGACAGAATGAAAAGATTACAGTTCTTGAAAAAGAAGTAGAAAGATTGCGTAATGAACAAGGCGATAAGTGAAGACGCTCAAATACATATTTCGATTGCTTTTCTTATTAAAGCGATGGTTGGTGTTGCGATTGTGGTTGGTAGTTGGTACCAAGCGCAAATGAAATTTGCTGAACATGAAACAAGAATTAGAACTTTAGAGGATAAGATAACTATATTAAATGCTTCTATAGAAGGAATGGAATCTCAACACATTGAAGAGTTGGAAGAAACAAATAGAACTTTAATGCAAAAATTAGGACTTAAAAAATAATGCCAAGAAAAAAAGTTAAAAAACGTAAAGGTTTATACGCAAATATTCACGCTAAAAGAAAAAGAATTAAAGCTGGTTCTGGAGAAAAAATGAGAAAAGTTGGGTCTAAAGGAGCTCCAACAAAAGCACAATTTAAAAGAGCTGCTAAAACAGCAAGAAAAAAACCTGTACGTAAAAAGAAGAAGTGAAAGAAAAGAAAGTAAAGGTATAGTTTATGCCTAAAAAAAGAAAACAAAAAAATGTAAGAAGAACTACTGGTAAGGGTGGTAATTACAGACCTACTAAAAAAGGTGCTGGTATGACTCGAAAAGGTGTTAAAGCTTATAGAAAAGCAAATCCTGGCTCTAAATTAAAAACTGCTGTTACAGGTAAAGTTAAAAAAGGTAGTAAAGCTGCTAAAAGACGTAAATCGTATTGCGCTCGTTCTCTTGGACAATTAAAAAAAAGTTCTGCAAAAACAAAGAACAATCCTAATTCAAGGATTAGACAGGCTAGAAGAAGGTGGAAATGTTAATTATAAAATATAAGAAAGATGTATTATGGAAAATTGGACAGAAGTAGGTTTTGCAGGATTAGCTGCTGGTATTCTTTGGATGACATTTAAATGGATGACATCTGAATTAAATAAAAAGATAGATGATTTGCATGATATTATAATTAAATTAATAGATGCAAAAAATGTAATGGTGGATAAATTTCAAGAATTAAATGATGAAGTAACTGACCAACTTAACTATATCGAAGCAAAAGTAGGTAATGGTAGAGGGTCAAAACAAAGAAGAAAGGCTGGTAAATAATGCCAAGTGGAAAAGGTACTTATGGTCGTAAGAGAGGAAGACCATCTAAGTCAGGTAAAAAAATGACTAAATCACAAGTTGTTAAAATGATTAAATCGAAAGCAAAAAAACGAAGAAAAAAGAAATAATGGATTCAGTAAAAGCAGTTATTACAGGTTCTGCTGGTGTTGGAGTATGGTGGGTAAATTTACCTATGATGCTACAAACTTTAGTTTCTGTAGCAACTTTAATTTATTTAATAATAAAAATAAGAAAGGAACTATCATGATTCAAGAAATGATTATGAAGTATTTGTTTAACGAAGATAATAAAAAGAAAATTATTAACGAATTAAATAAAAATGTAAACATACCTATTATTAACGAAGATACAGAAGAAAAAATTATATCTTCTATTTACGATGTATTTGAAGATGTAATGGGAAAAGTTTTAAAAAAATAATGAGAACTACTTTTGGAGAGATAGTACAAGAAGTTCTACGACATGAAGGGGGTTATGTAAATGACCCTCTTGATAGTGGTGGTGAAACTAAATACGGAATATCAAAAAGAGCTCATGGCAATGTAGACATAAAAAATCTTACTGTTGAAGATGCTTGCGCTATTTACAGAGAAGATTACTGGAAACCTTGTAAAGCAGAAAAACTACCAGAAGAATTAAGAGAACCTTATTTTCTTTTTGTAGTTAATGCTGGTCAAGGAAAAGCTGTAAAAGTTTTACAAAAAGCGTGTAATGCTAAAAATAAAAAAAGTGAACAAATAACTGTAGATGGTAGAATAGGTAGGATGACTATTAGTGCATCTAAAAAACTTAAAAAAGATAGGTTTGTATCTTACATTGTTTTAGAATATGCTAGAATAGTATATCGAAATGTTTCTCAAGAACGTTTTTGGTATGGTTGGTATAAAAGAGCTTTAGGTTTATAATGCCTAAACAAGTATTTAAATTAACAGACTTTCATGGAGGTCTGAACAGTAATGCTGACCCTAGAGATATTGCTCTAGAAGAAAGTCCAGTTTTAAAAAATTTAACATCTGAAAATATTGGCAAATTAGAAGTTTGTAAAAAAACAGAAAATCACTCAACAGTACAATCTCCAGCAGCTTCAACAATACAAGCTGGTTATGGATTATTTCTTATGTCGCATGATAGAGGAGATGGGCAAGATGCTTCTGGAACTGCTGAATCAGAAAGTAAAACTGATTATTTATTACACTCTTCTAATGACTCTGTATCTATTTATAATAAAACTGATGATGCTTGGGGTGAAGATAAAATTCCATTAGGAAGTAATTCTAAATTTATTTTTACATTAGTTGATGGTAATCTAAGAGTTTCTGATGCAAGTGGCACTAATGGTACTAAATGGTATGGATATGTAAATACTCCACTTTATCATGGAGTACCAAGCCATACTTTATCTATAGATGATAGTGGTTCTGGATATTCTAATGGAACTTTTGTATTTCAAAATAAAACATCATCACCAACTAACTGGTTAGATGGAGCAGGAACTTTTACTATTGGGCAAAATGGAGCAATAACAGGTACATCTGTTACATATAGTGGTGGTGGATTTGATAGTATAAGTACGTTTTTAGCAATACCAAATAATAATCATCCTTCAGGTGGAGCAGTTATTACTGGTGGTGAGAATGTATTTTTAGATAAAATAGAAGGTTGGTATGCACTTGATACAGCAATAGAAACTCCTGAATATGGTTCAAATTCTAATACAGCACCAAGCCCTTCTAATAAAGGATTTAATTTAGAAATTACTACTGCATCAGATGCTAGTTCATCATGGGTTGCAGATACATATCAAATTGCATTTAGTTTAGTATATGATAATAATCAGGAATCATTACTATATATACCGCAGACAAATCATACTTTTACAGTAGCAGAAGATTATTCTGTTCGTATGGTTGCCTATATGGAAAACCTTAAACAATCAAATTCTATTTCTAAAAGAGTTAAGGGTGGTAGAGTTTATTTTAAAGTATTAGACTCAGATGATGAATGGAAATTATTAGCTGATATGAATGTAGAAAAGGGATTAAGAGCTACTCTTTTTACTGAAGACTATGCTCCATGGGGTGAATATGCAGCTAATGATTTAAAAAC